ATATAAAGGTTGGGAACGAATCCTTTAATAAGCTCGACTCTTATTTAAGGAAGTCACGCAGCAAGACGTGGCAGCCGCGCAAGGTATTTCTTGAGGGCAACCATGAGAACCGCGCGAACCGCATCGCCAAGAACGACCCAAAATGGAAGGGCATCATCGGCTCGCATAACTGCGAGACGCTCGACTGGGAGCGCCATAAGTTTCTCAAGATCTGCGAAATTGACGGGATCAAGTATTGTCACTACTTCCCGAACCCGTTCTCTGGCAAGCCCATCGGAGGCACCATCGTCAATCGCTTGAACTCGATTGGCGCGTCATTTGTGCAGGGCCACCAGCAGGGCTTCCTGTACGCCTCGAAGCAGTACCCTGACCACGTCAAGCATGGCCTAGTCGCTGGTCGCTTCTATCTCGAGCATGAGGGCTACCGCCCAGACGATGTGCAGACCAACGAGTGGTCTGGAATCGTGGTTCTCAATGGCGTCAGGAAGGGAGACTATGATCTGATGCCGCTGCGGATGGACTACCTGCGCCGGAAGTACGGCTAGGCTTTAGGCGCTCAATCTCGGCGCGCAGCTTCATCTCTGTCTCGACGGAGTCTGTCAGCCGCATTAGCAAGTCTTTGGTGCGGCGCCGCTCCACCGATAGGCAGTGCTCCATCTCGCTAACAATCTCTCGCAACTGCGCGACAGTCAGCGACCGCGCCAGCATCTCTCGGCGCCAAGATCCTCCTTCGCTCTCTGTGTCGATGTTCATAAGTGTCCGGCTATCGCGTCGGGGCCGGCGCTCCGAGTAGCGTACACGCGCGATTCGTGCTCTAGGGTCTACTCCTCTTCTGACCTGCGCCAAGTCCCTTCGTTAATCTGCCGCGCCACCTTTAGCGCGTCAGTGAAGAGCGCCTGATTCCAGATCGCGATCACCTGCTCTCTGGTTATCTCAGGCTTGGCGCTATCAGTCTCGCCAAGATCAATAATATCCTCGCACACTTGCGCGCCCTTGGTACAGAACCACGCGGCCTTGCGCAGATCCTGCTCTCGAGAGTTGCCGCCCTTGCGGCCAGCGCGCGAGAGGTACTTGATCGCAGAGCCGACGCAGTAGCTCACCGCACCATCATCGCCGAGCACTGCCTGTATGTAGTCAATCGCCTCGATTGGCTCGCCGTTGGGCAGTGTGAGCTGGTAGTGCTGCGGATGGTTGACCACATCCTCGTCGGCATCACCGCGAAGCCATGCGTCGATGTCTTCGTTGATATTGCTCATCACATCACCCACGTTGCAGTTTTGATAGCGATGCCTATCACTAAGCCACCAACAGCAGCGCCAAGTAAGGCCATGCCCATCACAAATATGATGGCACCAATCATCAGGAGCGTATCACTCCAGTCATCATTTTTCATGCTGCCCTCTTCTTAAGTTTCTCGTTTAGGTCATACAGCGAACGCAGGTTGATGAACGCCGGCCAAGCATCATCATCGAGCGACGGGTAGAAGTGATGGCCGAAGTCACCATTCTCCTTGCTGAAGCGCAGCAAGTGATAACCGCCATCGATCTTGGTGCCGGTGCACTCCTCATAAGCCTTCGCATAGGCCACCAACTGGATCAGGTACTCCGGGTACACGCCGCCCGATGTCTTAAAGTCACCGAGCACGATCTTGCCGTTGAGCTTACCGATGAAGTCCAGCGTGCCGCCGTAGCGGTACGTCTCCGACAGCACCGGCACCTCGCAGTCGATGATCTCGAGTTGCGTGCCCTTGCACCAGAACTCGAAGGCAGAGTAGGCGCTGACCACCTGCGCGCGAAACGCAGCCGGATCTCTCGTCTCTGCCTTCTCCATCGTCTTCTCGAGGTGCTGGTGCGGATCACCGCCCTTGACGAACACCTCGCACATCTCGTGCACGCAGGTGCCAATCGCCAGCGCATCATTGCCTTCATAAAGGCCGGCCGGAGCATCCATGCCCTGCCCCTCCAGCACGCCGTGTGCGCGGCCGGTCTTATACGCCCAGTTGATCAATGCACCTGGGTCTTTGATCTTGAGGATTGTGGTGACAGACGGCACTTTCGTGCCGTCCGCCAGTTTATATCCACCGCGTAAGGTGGCCATCAGAACGCGATCTCATCGTCGGTGAACTCCTGATTGACAGGAGCCGCGGCAGGCTTTGCTGCAGCAGGCGCCGCCTTCGGCAACACCGGCGCATCTACCACACGATTGGCGATCTTGTCCTGCACCCACGCCGGCAGCTTGTCAAACGCCATCGGATCTGGCTCGTCGATGCTGTACGTCAGCGCCTCACCCTCCAGCGTCGGCGCCGGCATACCCTTCGGTAGCGGCATGATGCTGGTGAGGTTGGCGTAGGTCTTATCGCCTTTGACGCTGTGCGTGACGTTGATGAACGCAGGCTTGCCGAGCACGTTGACCAGATCGAACTTCTTCAGCTCTTCTGGCGTGAAGGCACGGCCGCGCCAGCTCTGCAGCAACTGCCGCAGCGTCGCCTTCTCGTTGAGGCTCAGGCCAACCGTGCGGCTGATGACCGCCGGCAGGCTCTTCGTCTCGCCATCCTTAGTGATCTCGACACGCTCGCTCGGGATCTGGAATCGCAACATGAGCGTGCGCTTTGGCGCGTACTGACCGCCCGGTGAGGCCTGCACGCCAAGGTCTACGACCATGTCGCACACGGCTGCATAAGCGCCTGCCTCGAGCGGCTTGCGCTCAGGGTAGTTGCCACCACTAGATGCTGATACATAAATTGCCATTGTCTTAAACTCCTTCAGTTACGGTTCACCAGTAATCGACGCCGCTTCTTTTGCTGCGCCAGTTTGGCGGGGGAACCTGCCGCCATTCCAATTGTGCATCTCGGCGCAGTTTGCGCCAGAGGTCTAGTATCCAGTTCATCGCTCGAAGATCGCCACGGCAATCGCGAGCACTGCGAACACGGCGCACACCTTGATCAAAGTCACAGCGTGCGGAATCTCTGCCGGGGTCAGTGTGAAGATGTCCATCAGACCTCCACCTTCGGGCGATATTGTTTGTACAGCGCCTCGGCTTCATCGCGCAGGCCGATGCTGCCAAGCCGGTTGATCATCATGCGAATCTGTAGCGCGCTGTCCCAGCCGGCCTTCCAAGCGCGGTAGTCGTCGCTGTACTCGCTATACCAGTCATGGGTCTTGAGCTTCTGCTCGAGGTCTTGCAGGGTGGTCATGTCATCTCCTTCTATCACTTCTGGCCAAGCACCGCGCCGGCCATGTGTGAATCCTAGACAGTCTGAAAAAACAATACAAGCACTTTTTGTGTAAATAATTTGCTTGACGGCATATTGACTACAAACTAGTCTTGTGGGTTATGAAAAAGCAACCACCGGAAACTATCGCCCTGCTCCACGCTGTGGACGTACTGGGCGGACAAACGGCCACCGCAAAGAGGCTTGGCGTAAGCCAGCAGGCGGTGCAGTATTGGATTAGACGTGGCAGGGTGCCTGCCCTGAAGGCTATTCCGCTCGAAGCCGCAAGCGGAGTCTCTAGGAATAAACTGCGGCCGGACTTGTACCCATGAAACGCTTCCTGTCGCTTGGCGCCGGCGTCCAATCGTCCACATTGGCATTGATGATTGCCCATGGCGAAATTGAGCCGGTAGACGCCGCGATCTTTGCCGACACGGGATGGGAACCGCGCCACGTTTATGAGTGGTTGGAGTGGCTGGAAAAGCAGTTGCCGTATCCGGTTTACCGCGTGCAGAAGGGAAACCTGCGGGAGGACATCCTCGGGAAGCAGGCTGGCGCTCGAGTGGCCGCTGTGCCATGGCATATGCTGATGCCGAGCGGTGATCGCGCCATGGGGCGCCGTCAATGCACGATGGAATACAAGATTCAGCCGTTGACGCGAAAGGCCAGAGAGTTGATTGGCCTTGCGCCACGACAGCGCGCCAAGGGCATTCTTTGTGAAATGCTGATTGGCATTAGCATAGACGAGGCGCTTAGGATGAAGCCAAGCCAAGAAGCGTGGAAGGTTCACCGATGGCCGCTGATCGAAAAGAGCATGAGCCGCAACGACTGCCTTCGCTGGATGGAGCGCAAGGGCTACCCGCTGCCGCCAAAGTCCAGCTGCATTGGCTGCCCATTCCATAACGACCACGAGTGGCGGCTGATCAAAGCTGACCAAGTATCATGGGCTGATGCGCTAGAAATAGACGCGGCTATACGCCAGCAGCCGGGGATACGCGGCCAGCAGTTCATGCACCGCTCATGCAAGCCGCTCGCAGATGTAGACTTATCGACGGCGGCAGACCACGGACAAGTAGACATGTTTAACAACGAATGTGAAGGGATGTGTGGAGTATGAGCAAACCAGACCTAACCGCTATCGTGCCGGTCGAGAAGAT